GGGGACATCATCGAAGACGAATTTAACATTGACCCGCATACTCTTTCGGCCATCTGGTATGCACTAGATGACTATGATGTTGAAGACTTGAAAGAAAAGCCGAAAGAGCGTCAAAGACCAAACAGAGAAAGGAGGTAAATCATGCCGCAGCAGCAAATGAGGGTTAGAGTGATTAAAACGGAAGCACCGAGCACTACTACTAAGCAGATTTATGAAGATGAGTTTAAAAACCAATACGGCGATGATATTATACAACCTCCTTACAATTTGAAGGAACTAAAGCAGATTGCTGAATATTCAACAATCCTCCAACAGTGTGTGGACGCCTATCGAACGAATATAGTCGGCTTTGGTTTTCAGCCAGAGTACACATTTGACATCAATGATAATGATGTTAACGATAATGAGATCAATCAAGCTGAATTGGAATGGACTAGATTGGAAGAGTTTGTCCGTTATCTCAACTTTGATGAATCAGCCGAAACGATTTTAGGATATGCTCTTGAAGATCGGGAAAAGACAGGAAACGGCTTTATTGAGGTGTTGCGGGATGGACTGGGAAGGCCGGCTGGAATTGAATACATCGATTGCCAAAACATGAGGGTGTGTTCCTATACAGTGCCGGAAGAAGTTGAATTTACCATCACAGAAAACGGAGTGCCGAAAAAAATCAAACGCTGGAAAAAATTCCGACGATATGTCCAAATGGTGAATGGTAAGAAGGTGTTTTTCAAGGAATATGGCGATCCTAGAGTAATGAATCTAACAAATGGCAAATTTGATGAAAGCACACCTGAACACTTGAGAGCAACAGAGGTCATTCACTTAAAGATAGGTAGCGGTACTTACGGCATTCCTAGATGGATTGGGCACATTGTTAGCCTTTATGGTGCCAGGAAAGCAGAAGAATTGAACTATATGTACTTTAAGCAAGGCAGACATACTCCTGCTGCGATTGTAGTAGAAAACGGAATGTTATCCGAACAATCTTTCAATCAACTCCAAGAATACATGAACAGCATTGAAGGGGTAGAAAACGCTCATAAATTCCTGTTGCTCGAAGCGGAAGGAATTCCACAAGAAAACTTCGTAGATGGAGAGGAAAAGGTCACCTCTGTTAAGGTACAAATCAAGTCGCTAGCTGAAGTTTTACAACAAGACGCTTTGTTCTTGGAGTATGACGAGAAGACACGCTCAAAACTACGTTCAGCCTTTCGATTGCCGCCACTTTATACCGGTGAAGCTCATGAATACAACCGAGCAACGGCAGATACGGCTAGGAAAATCACAGAAGAACAAGTCTTTCAACCAGAAAGGAACTCCCTGGCCAACAAATTAAACACTTTGTTTCTTCCTGCATTAGAGTTGCAACGTGTAAAAATCACGTTAAAAGGTCCTGACTTTAGGGATCCGTTAGAGATAGCCAAAGTATTAACTCCATTTATTAATGCAGGATCCGTTGCACCAAATGATTTAAGAGACTTGCTTGGTAGAGTTCTTGGCAAGACACTTGAAGAATGGCCGGAAGAATACAACAAACCATTCCAATTGTTGATGAAAGAGCAGCAGTCAACCGTACCTGTTCTTATGCAAAAATCAAAAGAGCAACAAAACGATTTGATTTTGCTCTTGAAAGATCTAAGAGATGCACTTGAGGAGTTGAAAGTATGAGTAAAGTTGAACAACTCCTAAAAAGTTTGAATGCATTTATCCAAAAGGCCGAGGAAGACGATGATGAAAAACTCACGGATGTAGTCGCAGACTTCCCCGGGTTAGAGAGTTTACCCAAAATTGTTGAAGATTATGAAAAGGAAATTGCTAAACTACTTAGGAACCAACGGAAGCTTTATTTGAATGAAATTAAAAGATTTGTATCTAAGGATGACAAACTTACCTTAGAAGCCCTTTTGCAATATTTTACGAATAATCTTTTTGCTGCAGATGAATTTGCAGAGGAATTCGGTGAAGTAACAGCAGAATTTCTTCAATTGACCATTGATGAATTGTGTAAAAAAATAATGGAATCTATTGATCCAGATATTCCTTTTGTCGAGACATCCACTCAAACAACGAATTGGGTAAAAGATTGGTCTACTAAGCTGGCG